CTCTAAGTCTGGGGAACGTGGGATCTTTAGCCGCATTGCGGCACAGAAGATAGCAGCCCGTAACGAGCGTAGGGACGCAACTCACAAGTTTGGGACTAACCCATGCTCTGAGATCATCCTACGCCCCTATCAGTTCTGTAATCTGTCTGAGGTGATTGTACGTGCGGATGATACAGTGCAGACACTCAAAGAGAAGGTACGCGTAGCGACCATCTTAGGAACCTTACAGGCCACCCTAACGGACTTCCGATACCTGCGAAACATCTGGAAGAAGAACACAGAGGAAGAAGCCCTTCTGGGTGTCTCCATGACGGGTATCATGGACTGTAAGCTTACCAATGGGTCTACTGGAGAAGCAGCCTTAGGCAAGCTCCTAAGCACTCTCAGGGGGGTTGCAGTTGAGACTAACAAACACTGGGCTGAAGCTCTGGGTATCAACCAGTCAGTAGCCATTACGTGCGTCAAGCCCTCTGGTACTGTCTCACAGTTGACTGACAGCGCCAGCGGTATTCACCCACGGTTCAGTGAGTATTACATTAGGACTGTTAGAGCTGACAAGAAAGATCCTCTGGCTACCGCCATGATTGAGGCTGGCTTTTCTCATGAAGAGGACGTAATGAACAACTCTAACTGGGTATTTGCATTCCCCCAGAAGGCTCCTGATAAGGCAGTCACTGTGGAAAGCATGGGGGCTATGGAGCAGCTAAGGCTCTGGAAGACCTATCAAGACCATTGGTGTGAGCATAAGCCCTCCATGACCTGCTACTACAATGACGACAACTTCTTTGCTGTCTGTCAGTGGATCTGGGAGAACTTTGATAGCGTCAGTGGTATTAGCTTCTTACCTGAAGCAGAGCATGTGTACAAGCAAGCTCCATATCAGAAGATAGACAAAGTAACATATCAGAAATTGCTTAAGGAAATGCCTAAACAGTTTGAATGGGACATTGAGGAGACTGAGGATAATACTGAAGGGATGCAGACATTAGCTTGTGTAGCTGGAGTCTGCGAGATATAAACTTAGGGGGCGCAATGCCCCCTTTTGTTTATTGTGCTTTTTGATTAACAACCATCTTGATAATGTTTAATGCTTTTTTATTCTTTGCTGCTAACTTTTTAGCGTCTCCCTTTTTCATACCCGCCGCAATCAACCTTGAAACGTCATGAGCTGCGCCAAACGTATTGCCCACAGCGGCTGAGACTACCAAACCACCCGCTGCCCTGCCAGCTCCTGCATTTGGAATAGAGGGGTCTACGTTAAAGTTTTTAAGTAGTGCCTGTCTAAACTGTACTAATGCTCTTGGATCGTCTTTAAAGACAACTCCCTTAGCCTTTAGTGTTTTATCCAAAACAGACAGGTCAGCTATTAGCTCAACAGAGGCCATAGAATCGTTGGCTATTGTTTTCATTGCTTCGCCAACAACAGCAGTGACTTTACTGTCATCCCACTTTTGACCTTGTTTTACAAACTTCTTGAAAGGTTTAGATGCTTCAATTATAGCGGCCAGATCTTTATTGACAGCGCCATAAGAATCAACCTGAGACAGTACGTTGTTAATTTCTGACCTCATGCCTACAATAGCTCTCATTGTGTTAGGGGCTATACCCCCTTCCGATACCTTTGCAACGTCTATGAATTCATCTAAATTCTTCTTGAGCTTATGGGCATCCCTCAGGTTAGTCTTACCTAAGCTAGTTTTCATGTCAAAAAGCTTGTAGGCGTCCTCTATGGTTCTTCTTACAGGAGCCATAGATTGAATGTCAAAGGATGTCCCCGCATACCAGTCTGCTCCGTTAGCGCGCTGTAAACCAAGCTTACCTTTTGCTGAAATTCGGGGCATCACGCCCTCTTCTTTTAGCATAGCATTGATGTGAGTAAGGGAATTAGTAATGTCTACCCGTGTGTCCCCTACTTCTCCAGTAACTATCTTGTCTAGCCTAGAGCCTAAAGCCTTACGATTATTCTGTAAAACGTTAAGCCTGTTAGTAACGGAGTTTCCTATAGCTTGAGTAGTCTTATTTGACATGGCCACAATGTCATTACCTTTGCCTGCCTCAAAGTCTTTAACCATTTGAGCCATTAGTTTTTTAGTAGCAGGGTTGCTGTTAGTAATCACGGCAGCATCGTTAGGGCTAATCTCGTTCTTTACAAGCTGTATACCAGCCGAATCGGGCACTAACTGGCCTTTGTCGTTTAACTTCACCTCTGCAACAGACCCGCTGTATTTAAGCTCTGGGTCTAAAAGAGCTATTTTTTGACCTTTCCTTAAGTCAGCGTCCTTTAGTCTTTTTATCCCCCTAAAGCCTTTAAAACCTGCTAACTCTAAAGCAGCAGTTGGTAGGGCATAAGCCGCTGCAGCTAACTCAGGAGAGCCTGTCCATTCAAAGACAGTGTCCCCAGCAGCAGAACTAACTGTTTCAAAACCTTCTGCAATAGGCGCTAAGGCTTCTCCCATACCTTGTAACATTGCTTGTGATCCGGCAGTTTCTGGACTATATGATAAAAACTCACCGGTCGCCTCAACAGCTTTTGCTGCTGTCTCAGCATCACCGCCAGTTCCTATTAATGCACCTAAACCAGCCAAACCCGACACAGGTTCTCCGAAGGCACTCAACCCCACTGCCCCAACAGTTCTGAAAAAGTCTCCAAAGGCGCTCCCTTCGGGGACAACAGAGACTTCAGACTCTTCAGCAGCCTCCTGTTTCTGACTAACTTTCTTTGCTCTAAGACTGTCTAATCGCGCTATTAGAGCAGGATCAGTTACGACACCAGTCCCTGTGGGGGCCGACGGTTGTTGAGTCTTTTGGGCACGAGCCTTATCCAGCCGTTCTATTAACTTCTTATCAGTAACAATAGCCATTTAGTTTCCCGCCGTCTTATCTTTAGTTGCTTTACTTAACACCCATCGCGCCAATATCAGTATAAAAACCGTTATAATCTATATAGAATAACCTATCAGTCTCAGTGTCATGAAAATAGTTCTCACCTACTGGGGCCTGACCGAGCAAACCGCGCTTAAAGTCTTCATACTGTCCTCGCACCGCCGCTAGTTGTTCTGGAAAATTCCTAGATCCAGCATCAAGTGCTGCAACGGAAGACTGGAGAAGGTTTAATTCAATATTAGAAACTTGCCCTAAAGCTCCTCCTGTCTGTGAGTTATCTCTCATTTCTTGAAGTCTGTCAAAGGCTAAGTTTGCTTGTAGTGTGTCTACATACGTTTTCATCTCCCTAGCGTCTGTAGGGAAAGGCGCAATAGCGGCTAAATCATAACCAGTAGCCCAGTATTCATCTGAAAGATTAAGAGCTTTATCGACGGTGTTTAACACATTGTCTGTGGCAAGCAGAGCAGACACAACCTTTGGTTGTCCTCCAGCTTTTTCTACTTCAGCAATAGATACTAAATCGTCTTTTTCCCCTGATTTAACATAGGAAGCTATAGAAGTCGGAGTAAAGACATCTTTTAATTGATTCAAAGGAAGTGTTTTAGTAGCCTCTTCAGGACTAATAAACTTTTGAGTACGTTTATTAAACGCTCTGTTTCCTATAACAACAATGTCTTCTCTTGGATCTCCAGAATCCGCTAAAGAGTCATAAATAGCAGTTGCTTCGTCCGTAGGAATCTTATAGGTGTTTGCAATTCTAAAAAAACCTTCTCTTGCTTCGGGAGTTGTTAAATCTATACCTCTAGCTGTTGAAAACTTAGACAAAGCCTGTTTTCCCCTTTCTTGCACAATAGCTTCTTCTTCTAAAGCAGATTTTTTTACCCTAGCTTGCTCAATAGTTGTTAGCTCCCCAATTTGACCCATAACTTTCATTTGAGCTTGAGGAGTAAGGTTAGGAAGTTGAGCTTTTAACATAGCAATCATACGACCTTCAGGAGACGCAAACTGTTGCTTACCAGCTTCAGCCATAGCTGCCCCAGCACGTTCTTCGCCAGTCTGCATGGAGCTTGAATCAAACCCCACATTACCAAACAAGTTACCCAGACTACGGGCTAGGGGGTCTGAAGTTCCCATTTGCTTATAAGGCGTTGCAGTTTCTAACTTACGAGCTGGACTTGCGGGGTCTTGCCTGCCAAAGTTTCTAATACCTTCAAATAAACTTTCTGAATATTTAGCCATTATCTATCCCCATAAATCCCATTCGTCAAAAATAGGAAGATTTTTAATATCTTCAAAAGGTGTTGTGGTTGTACCGCCACCGCCCAAGCCACTTAGTATCTGGCCCAACAAGCCTTTCCCGCTTTGATCTTTAGACCCTGCAAACTGAGCCAGAGAACTAAACATACTTCTCTCAAGTTCAGCGGATCTTTGTTGTGCTTCTAATTGAGCTTGAATACCACTTAGCTCTGCTTCACCGTACAGATTAGCACCAGCTCGCTGACCTAAGCCTGCGATTTGAGACAAGTTAGTACCAAGACCTAAAGAATTCATAAGCTGTGCATCTGGAGCATAACCAGCGGACATCATACCAGCTAAGTTTTGTAAGTCCATACCCTGTAACTGTCTGGGTATTGAGCTTGCGGCTGTACCCATACCAAACATACCGGAGGTTAAACCCTGTAAACCAGAGGCTCTCTGAAGTTCTTGTTGTTGTTCAGCACCCGATTGCTGTATAGCCATGAGGGATGCTTGGTTTTGACCCTCTGCTTGAGCTTTAGCCATAGCTAATTGCTCTGGAGTACCTCCGTACTGCGCTGTAGAAACGCCCAGCCTTCCCTGAGAAGCCAAACGATTCTCTAAGGCTAAACGCTGTCTTTCTTCCTCAGGGGACTGTAAGGCCCTTAGCTGCCCATATACTTGCTGCTCTCTAGCACCTCTGTCCATGCTACCAGCGTCTAAAGATGCTTGTTGAGCTTGGGACATAAGACCACCAACGCCACCATAGGCTTGATTAGCAAGCTCTGCGTACCTTGGGTCATAAGCTGCTGTAGCTTGTCCAGCTAACTGTCCAGAACCTCCAAATAAAGTGTTTTGTAAAGCTTGTTGCTGTGGGGACAAAGTAGTTGTGAAACCACCCGTAGGGGTAGTGGTTGCTCCCCCAACACCAGTAGTCACTGTGAAGGGTTTGAACCCCGTTTGTGTTAAACCTTCCTGAGCAACACCACTTGCAGCGTTGGCTGCGTTTAGTCCCATAGATTCTAAATCTGTTTGGGCCTTTCGCATGCCTGCTACAGTAAGTCCCGTTGAAAATAAATCATCGTACCAAGCCATTAGTAAGTACCTCCAGTAATTGTACCCGCAGTCAACGTACCGCTTACATCAAGCGTTGGTATCGTAACTGTACCTGTAAAAGTTGGGCTTGCTGAGTTAGCTTTTGATGCCACTGCTGTAACTAGGGCATCAAATTCAGTGTCAAAGTCAGTCCCCTTAATAATCTTCGCTGCATTACCTGTAGGAAGAGTATCTTTAGCTGTAAAGTTTGTAGTCTTTGTATAATTGCTCATTAGATCATCCTACCTATTAAAGCTTGAATATTAAGTTCTTGCAAAGATAACGCATTTTGATTAATAGTAGCGTCCACACCTATGGTCACTACCGTCCCTGATCCCGTTGTTTTAGTCTTTGGTCTGTCCACAATAATTGAAGCACTGTATTCTGAAGTAGAGACATTATATTCATTTTCATTGTAATACGCAGTCTTACTACCAGAGTTAATTTCAACAATCTGCTTAGTATAAGCTTGACTGTAATCATAACCCCAGTTTACAACTGCCTGTGCGCCCTGACCACCAATAAACGTAATGATAATTTCTTTGAGTATTTTAAGACGAGAGCTATCCCCAAAGGAAAGAGGATTGCTAAAATAGCTCATGTCGTAAGGTAATTCATAGTCCTGATAGTTACTGTAAGTAGCAACACCATAAGTATTACCTACGTACAGCAAGCCGTCCTGAGTCCTCTCAAACGCTCTCAGGGTCGTGTCAGACCATGTAGTAACCCTGTGCGCCCCGTCCTCTAAAGCAGTCCTCATATCAAAGCAGTAGACGTACTTGGAGTCGCTAAAGGACAATAAGTAGAAAGCTTCCTCTGGGCTGTAAATAGAGCGTATGGGACTATTAACCTGTGCTGCATTAATTTTCAATAAATCATTACGAACATTCTTGCTAATGTCTCTGACGGGCATTGACTTTTCTTGAACAGTTCTACCAAAGCTTCGTAAGCCTTCACTGGACATAAAGATTAAGTCAGTACCTGTGGGCTGTACAGTATCTCTACCTATGCAACCTACGTTGGCTATAGTATCGGTTAGAGACATTGTAGACGGCTCTTCGGCTCCTTGATAAACAACAATGGAGTTTTTACCAAAGACAATTAAAAAGCCATTGTGAGCGGCTAAGGCTACGATTTCATCAAGCCCGTTAGGCCATACTTTGCTAATGTTAATGGAGCCTGTGGAGCCTCCTGACCAGCCTGAACCATTTAAAAGATCAGACCAATAGATTGTTGACTTATCCGTTGAGAAGTCGGCTACCCAGAGTCTACCAAAGGCTGCTAAGACTTCGTTGCCCTGTGGTGGTGTACCTGTAGCATGGGCGTGTGCAGACATTTTCTCAACAATACCAGTATGTGCTGAATATATTAAAGGCTCATATCCTATCTGGAACATATATAGATGGTCGTTAAAGTTTACCATCTTCCAGTTGTTAGCTGTAATAGTATAAGCTGCTGGGGTTACATCAGTCAGCGTAGTTGTGCCTGTGAATATCTTATTGTTACCTGCCGATAGGATTACATTTGTACCCGTAGGGTTAATGTACTCTTTAATACACTCAAGGCCATTACTACCGTCTATAGGAGTTGTGCTGGAAGTAATAGCAGTAAAACCTTTGCGAGAGCCTATACGCCCGTACTGGTCGATAATACAGTTATCCGCAATGGACGCATAGGAAGCGTCCAAACTAAGCGGAGAGTCCTGTGTGTTTAAACCTCTAAACGCAGGGGCTGCAATTGTTATGTTTTGTCTGTCTAAAGCCATTGCTTAAACCGCCCTGTAGATAGTTTCTTCGGGGTGTTTGTATGCGTCCAAAGCAATTGCATCGGACAAGTAACTTTCAGCAAATCCTAACATTTCACCTGCCGACCTACCGCCAGTTTCCCCACGTTCTCTTGAGGCTAATGCCAATGCTAAGTGTAGTACGGGCATGTGTGGGATTTCAAGCCTGTCAGTGTCATTAACTAAATCTGGATTACGTTGAACACAGTTTACTCGTATTGTATAAACAGCATTGGGAATAGGATAAAGATCAACCTGAGTGTCTCCGTTAGTGTCTACACCATTAAAGTTGTAGAACGTAGGGCTTGACTTAGGGGGTGTTTCAACTAAAAAAGCATTGTCCATCCAATGTGTATCTTTATAAGTCATAAACCCACTGGACGTAGCGTTAATTACGTCAATAATTTTAA